GCGAGATCAGCCTGCGCTTGTTGCTTATTCGCCTTGATACTGAGATCTGACAACTCCGTCTTTTTGGAAATCAGCAGGGAGAGTGTCTGCACCATCTTATCGGCCAGATCCTGCTCTTCCGGCGTCACAGCGGTCGCCTGGGCGTTCAGCGCCTTATCCATTGCCTTGTGGTACTCGTTCCAGATCGAGGCATCGGCGGCGGCTTGCTCCCGGCCCTCCATCTTCAGCAGTTCGGCGTTAACCTTGGAGTACTCGTCAAGCAGGTCCCGGACGGCTTTGGAGCTGTCGAAATGATATTTCTGGTCGGTTTGAGCGATCTTGGACAGGAGAGCATCCCGCTCTTTGAGAAGTTTCTGATAATCCGTTTCGGTCTTATTCTCCGTGGCCAGCAGCTCTGGGTTATAGAGCGGAGTACCGGTGGAGCTGTAGGCAACCGGTTTACTATTGGCAGCGGCTGCTGCGTCGCGGGCGGCTTTGGCCTTTTCCAGGCTGTCATTCAGTTGGGATAGCTCTCTATCCAGCCCCGCCTTTTCCAGTGCATATTTTTCATCCAGATAGCGCTGCTCAGACATGAGTCCCTGACTGTGGCGATCATCCAGCGCGGCCAGTTCCAAGGACGTGGCATTTTTGATCTGGGCGAGCATGCGATCGTCGAACGCTTTCGAGTATTGCATGTAGGCTTCATGCGCCTGCCGAAGCGTCTGGGTGTAAGCGTCGGGATCGCTGTCATCTTTGGCCGGATTTGTCTGTTTCTGCTCCGCTCGCAACTTCGCCTGCTTCGCCAGGGCGGCGTTCCGTTCGTCGTTCAGCCGCATGCCGTACTCGATCAGCTTATTGTTGTCGCTGATCTTCGCATTGACTTTGTCCCAATCGGTGAGTTTTCCGGTCCAGGTATCGGCACCGGTTTCCGTACGGCCGGCTTTTTTCAATGCCTGGCGCTGCTTTTCTAGCTCAATGTTTTCCGCGAGCGCCTTATTGATCTTGCTCTGCATGTCGGCAGTGTTTTCAGTGGCTTTTTGTTCAGGCGACTTCTTTGAATCTTCGAGTTGCTTGTTCAGCCGCTCGATCTCGTTGATTTGGTTGGTCAACTGCACGATATCCGACTGCCCATGCATTTTCTCCAGATTGGCTTGGGCTTCCTCGGCTCGTTCGTTGAATTTAACTATTGCGGCGGCGGCACTAAAAATAACGATCGCAAGGGCACCAATAGGTCCGCCCACCATCGTCACCGCAGTACCCAGAACGGACATGGTACCAGCCATCGCCCGACCGGCCAGGGACGCTTCAGCTTCAGCAACAGCCAATGCCTGCGTAGCCACCGCCTGCTCCGCTTCTACAACGGTCAATGCGGCTTCTGAGGCGGCGAGTTCCTTCACGACAACGCTGCGGGCCTTCTCGAGCCCGAGGATAGCGGTGTCAGCCACGAGGCGTTCGGCATCCGTAGCGGCAGATTGGAACTTGGCTGCACTCTCAGCGACATACGCATCGATAGCCGCCAGCCGCGCTGTATTGCCGCGCACGATCGCAGCAGCCTCCGCCGTTCTGGCGGCAGCGGCCGTTTCAGCGGCTTGTGCATCAAAGACGGTATTCATCCGCAACGCGATGGCTTGCTTCTCCGCCATGTTCATCGCCGATACCCACGTGGCGGTCTTGGATGTCAGGTTCCCGATACCGACCAGGGCGACCCCGGCCCCGATCGTGCCGGCGGTGGCGGCGACCTGCTCAAAATTCTGGTTCAGGTACTTCAGCAGTTCGGTCAGAGTTTTCACCGCTTCGTACAGTTGCCCTTGCCCCAGTTCGCCGACCTTGACCATCAGGTCGCTGATGTAGCGCGGCAGAGACGTGAGTTGCTTTCCCACCGTTCCCATCGCGGCTTCATACGTGCCCGCAATGCCGGCTCCGGCCCTGATGACCTCATTGACCCGGATCTGCGCTTTTTCCTCGTTGGTCAGGTCGTTGGCGGTCTTGCCCACAGCATGGGCGGCATTGATGTACGCTTGCTCGAAATTGGTCATCAAGCCCATGTGATGCATGATTATCGACTGGCCCGTGGCCAGGCCGGTCATCATGCGGTTGAACGCCTCGGAGCTGTTGATGTTGCCGATTACAGCGGCATCCTGGGCGATGCGGGCGAGTTTTGCTGAGTTTGCAAAATCGACCTGAGCCTGCGACATGAGCGCGAGACCTTGCCGGGATTCAATCGCGGATATGCCGGTTTTCTGTAACCCGGCTTGGAATTCGGCCATCTGCGACGACGTGTAGACGGCGTTTTTGCCGACGTTATTCATCACGACGCCGAGGGTATCGTAGCGGGCCGCGAGCAAGGCGGCGTCCTCGGCTTTTTGGGCGAGCGCCACTAGAGCCAGCGCGCCGACTGCCGCTTCGATGTAGCCGACCAGGGAGTTGGTGTTGTAGCCCAGGTCGTCAATCATGGAGGACAGTCGGCCGGTCGCAGTCTCTGCATTGCCCATGCTGGCGGCCATCTGCCCCGTCGCGGTCTGGGTATTCGCCATCCCGGCAGCCATCTTGGCCGTTGCAGTCTGGGTGGCTTGGCCGGTACGATCGGCGGACGCACCGATATCGTTCAGCGCCCCGGTTACCTGGCCCTGACCGTCCACCGTCAATACGAGTTTTAATTCCGCCAGTGCCGCCATCGATCGCTCCTACTTCTTATCTTCCTTCATCTTCTCGCTATACACCTTGAGCCTGATCCGATCGATCATCATGATCATCTCGATTTCCCAAGGAGTGGGGTCCGTCTTCATCAATCTGGCCCAGGAATCGACCTCGGTAAACGTGATGGGGGCGGGACCAAACCCGCCCCCACTTGTGGCATTCAACTGGCAGTACCACCGCCAGATATGTTCGACAGCCGGGTAAATCTGAGGCTCACTCTCCAGGAGCGCCGGTTTGCGACCGGTCTGCTCCCAGACCTTTTCCAGCCGTTCCCGGATCGAGATACCGCGTTCATCCGGAGTGCAGTACTTGAACTGCCACTCGGCTACCGCCGTCAGGTGGTCGGCGAGGAATTGCTCCCCTTCGGCAAAAAATCGCGGCGATCACCGATCTCGGCGTCGACCAACTCATAGATCCACCGGTAGCCAAGGTCGGCATAGATGCGGCGGACGTTCTCGGGGCTGAAGGGCAGGAACTCCCCTTCGTTCAGTTCGATCTCGCTGCGAACGCCCGTTACCTTCCCGTCAGCATCCGTTACATCCTCCTCCCAGCCTGTGGTCAGGCCGACCAGGAGATCCAGGTTGTTGGCCTCCGTCTCCTCGGGAGACTCCAGATAGATACCCCGGCGGTTCTTTTTTTGTTTCTCCGTCCGGCGTGCCTGCTGTTCGCGCTGGATACGGCGATACTCATCGGAATCCGCGCCGAGGACGAAGAAGCGTACCCCGATCGAAACCTGGGTTGCCGGGTGAAGAAGGGCTACTGCTCTCCCTTTGTTGGACACTTCTTTGGTGTTCAAGCTGGACAATGCCATTGCAAATCCTCCTGATATGATTTATGGGCCTCCGGTGGAGGCCCAGCCGTTCCTCGCTGTTAAGCCCCCGCCAGCAGGGTATGCAGCACCGTGGATGAATGCATGATGGTGACGACCATGGCCGAGTTCGAGTTTTTGCGGAACGCCGAGAAGGGCGCTTCGCCGATGATCCCCTTTTCATCCTTGATGGTGGGGGTCTTCTTGGAGAACTTCACCTCGGGTAAAGCGATCGTCATGGACTCGTTGCCCGCGGTACCGTCGCCGGTGCCGTTTACATGGGTAAACAGCAGGTCCACGATCTGGCGCGCCACGGCCATCTCGTAGATGCTCAGATCCTCGAACAGATAGGTCAGTGTTCCGTTGATCACCAACCGTCCGCCGGGCAGCGACCTGATGGCTCCGCCATCGCCAATACAGTTGCCGGAGGTGTCAAGTGCGTTGTCGTAGTCGAACTTGGCATCGGTGATGTTGGCGACGGTCGATCCGTCCATGGCGATGGTAGCGATGCTGCCGTTGAACGGATCGCACCCCAGGTCGATGGCAGCGGCGTCGAAGCTGACATCGGCCGGGTCGATCTCCTTCGATCCGGGCATGTCGAATGAGCAACCGACCGCGCCGGTAGGTTTCAGTTCGTAGGAGAACTTGCCGACCTTGTGGCCGACGCTGGCGATGTATTTCGGCGTCATCAGATCCGGGAACCCTTTTTCGAACCACAGGCCGGCGCGCGGGAGACGGCCGACCGTAAACACCTCTGTAAACACGCCGTTCGCGTCAGCAGCGGCCGGCGTATACCCCCCCAGCAGGTGCTTGAAGAACAGAGCGTACTGCCACGCCAACTCGAACGGGAAACCGCCCGCCATTTTTCGGGCTCCGTCCGTGGTAGGGCGCGGGTTGCGATCGTTGCTCATGGTCTCCGACGCAATCTGATCGATGGATTCCTGGAACGTCTCGCCCCCCTTGCGGTACAGCACGATGCCGTTGGGCGTTGTGGGCATGACTCCGTAGGAGGCACACTCCCCGAAGATCATGCGAGATTCGCCACCTTGGGCCTGAATGAGATCGGCACTCATTTGTCAGTAACTCCTTTCTTTGGTGATCGCGCCGGGGTCTCCTGCGGGGTCTCCTGCGGGGTCTCCTGCGGGGTCTCCTGCGGCGGGTCCTGCGGCGGGTCCTGCGGCGGGTCCTGCGGCGGATCGCCGCCGTCATCGCCAGCCTCCTCCTTGAACTTGGGATAGGGTCTGTCCAGTAGCTTGTCGGCCAGGGCGTCATCGATGCCGCGCGGCTTGCCGGTTTCGAATGCGCCGGCTGCGCCCATGATGATCGGGCCGGGCAGGTCGGTTGTCATGACGATGGTCTTCATGGTCTCTCCTTATAAAAGTGTGAATTGTACGCCGTAGCAGGCGACGCTGTTCTTGACGCCGCCGAGCAGCCTAGTCTTGACGGGCCAGAGCCGCCGGTTGCCAACCCGCAGGCCGGTGATGGCGGCGACGGTGGCCTCAATGGCTCCATATGCCGCGATTCCGGAGTTTCCGGGCTGGCTGTTTACATACTCGAAAATCACCAGCGACCAGATGGTATCGGCAACGGCGGGTAGCGATACCCCCACGGTAGGACCCTCGTAATCGATGCCCGACAGGATCACGAACGCGGCCGGTACTGATTTTGGGGTATTGACGAGTTCCTGGATCTCGCCGAGCCAGATGCCGACCTGGTTAAACCTGCTGGCCCCCTGCAGGGCCTGCTCGATGAGATTATGGGATTCGGTCAGGGTCATCGGTATTTCTCCAGCATGCCGCCCGGCCCGCCGAAATACCGGGGCGGCATGTGGGCAACGATGCCCGACGCTTCGGGCACCGGGGTGGATGTGGTATCGGTCTGGTCGTACAGCTCACCCTTGCCATCGCGGAGCGTGGCGAGCATGGCGCGGGCCGTTTTATCGGCATCAATCACCGATTGCGGTACCGCACCGGCTTCGGGGCGGCCCTTATACAGGGCGTTCACGACCAGGTCGAGCCACCAGCCCTGCAGGACGGGCGGAACCGGGTCGGGCAGCGGTAGCGGGTAGCGCCCCCGCAGATGGAAGTCGACCAGGCCGTCCGCCTCGGCCGAGGCCCGGTCGATCACCGTCTGATCAATCTGGCCCGGAGCCGAGGCGGACGCTGTCAGAATGACCAGCATCTGCTCGGACAGCCGGGTTTGGATGGTGGTGAGGTCGCCGTACATTGCTAAGCCAATCCTTTGCGACGCTTTTCAATGGCGTCCAGAACAGACTTGCGGTCCTGGTTTTTGTCTGCCAGCTTGTCAAGCTCGGCGACGTCCGTGATCGTTTCGATCAGGGCGATGGTGGCTTTGATATTCGCGCGAGTAGATTCGGCTGTTGCCTCGCCGATGACTCCGCAGGCAATCAGGAACGCTGCCTGCTCCTCGGTCATCTCGACCGTGCTCCCTGTTGCATAATCGGTCTGATCGTGGTTAAGGGGGTCCAGTACCTGATACTTGGGCATGGTATCCTCCTTACGCCACGGCGTTCTGAATGAAATAGCCGAGGTCAGGGGCGCAGATCAGCTCCTTGACGCTCTCGCCGACCCTGACCCTTTGGCCGCCACGGAGGCCGATGTTCTTGTCCTCCCAGGCTCCGGCGATACGGTTGCCGAACTGCGTGGTATAGCCGAACGACATGCGGCCGCGGGTGCTGGCGTTCTTGTCGCGGTAGGTGAGCGCCAGGTGCTTGCCCCACACGCGAGAGAGCGACATGGTCTGCCCCTTCTTGGCCGTGTTGAGGAACGCCTCGCCGACGAGCACTTCTTCCAGTTCGAAGAGCTGGGCGATTTGGTTGGCGGTCACGATACCGGCATCGGTGTTGTTGCCGTAAATCGCCTTGCAGAGCTTCGGATGACGGCAGAGCACCGAGAACGCCGGGCGGCCGATCGTCATGACGTTGGGCCGCATGATCACGGAGTCGAGCGCCGTCTGAATGGTAGCGATGGGGTCGGAGTTGGCGAAATCCGAGAACTGGCTGGTTCCGGACAGGGTGGTTTTGTTGTTCGCGCCATAGGTTGCGGGGTTGAATACGACACCTGCCGTGCGGACCTCGCGGTCGAGCAGGATCAGGTCGGTGACCCCTTCGACGCCACGGCCCAGCGGGTCATAGTTGACCGGCGCGTTTTCGATATCGGCCTGGGGGATCGGGTCCTCCAGACCGTAATCCACAGTGCTGTCCGTCTGTTCCGTTGCCGAGAACTCAACCTCGTTGACGCGACTCTTGCGGCCGACCTTGGTATCGGGCACGGTGAAACCATCGGCCAGGTTATAGAGCAGGTATTTGAAATCCTGCTTGCCGACCGGTATACGCGGGAGAACGCTGTCGGCGATCAACGTGGTATTGCGGTAGCCTATGGCGATCGCGGTTAACTCGGGTTGAATAGGAAAAGGCGCATTGGGCATTGATTAATCCTCCTTAAATGTTGTTGTCCCTAAATCTTGCCGTGAGCGATCAGGCATGTGCCGATATCGCCAACCACGCCTGAAACCATTGCTCGGCCGATGACGTTTGCGCCCGCAGCCGCCGGGATCGCCTTTCCGTTGGCGTCGCTGGTAAGCCAGTCGCCACGGGTAATGCTGCCGCCGAATTCGACCTCGGCGATGTCGTCCAGGACGATGTCCACCCTTTTGCCGAGATCGCCGCCGACCTGGCCGCAGATGCCGAGCAGTGCGTCAGCCGAGGCGCTGGCCGGGACGACGTTGGAGTCGGCAGAGCCGAATTTGACGATACGGTAGGGAGTAATCGCCGCCTCGGCGATATAACTCTTGATCAGATCAGGATTCGCCATGTCTACTTACCTCCTCCTTTTTTTACGTGGTTGACCGCATCGGTCATGCTTACGGTGCGGCCTGCCTTGGCCTCAGCATCCTGGAACTCACGGGCCTTTTGCGAAAGTTCTTCCGGGGTCATGCCGTTGATCGACACGTCACCCGCCTTGCCCTTGGTGGCCTGCTCACAGAAGGCCACCACGTCGGGCAGCGCCTCCAGCTCTTTCCTGTACACGTCCACGGTGCTGGTCTTGGTTTTGCCACCCTTGCCGTCATCGAACTCGATGGGCTCCTGCTTGCTCCGGGCCATGAATTCGTTGATCACCGCCTCGCGGCGGTACTCCGGCACCTTGGTGCCCAGCTTGTCGGTGACATAGGCGCTGAATTCGCGCCGTACCGCATCGTCGCCGGTCTTGGCCAAGTTATCACTCAGGGCCTTGTTGTCCTTTTCCAGTGCATCCAGTCGATCGCCGAACGCCTTAACCTGAGCCGTGGTTTCCCCGCCGGACTTAGCCAGGCTCTCGAAGGAGGTAGTCAACTTTCCCAGGCTGTCGGAAAAGTCCTGCAACTGCTTTGCGTCCATCTCGGACTCCTTTCTCTGCGGCTCCTGAGAGCCAGATGGTGATTTACCCTTGCCGAAATACTCGTTGAACAGGTTCGTTATCGCCTCGAGGATACCGCCCTCGCGGCCCGCCTCGTTGTATTCGAACTCGAAAACGGCACCCTTGTCGCCGTCATCGTAGATGTTCTCCATGCCCGGCACAGCCGGACAGTTGTAGCCGAGGAACGCCAGGTGATGGATGCCGCGAGTTTCGTCAAACGCGATGCTGCGCTTCTTGATCAGGCCGCTCTTTACCCACTCCTCGAATTGGGGCGGCACGTCGCGCAACTTGACCAGCACCTTGAGCCCCTCCCGCTTGGCATCCTCGAGCCAGCCGAAGGCCGGCCCTTTGTCATTGCGTTTGGTCGGGTCGACATGGTCAACACGGATCGGCGCTTCGTGGAACGAGGGCTTGTACTTGGCCAGATAGCTGTCGATCCGCTCCGGGGTCCAGTTACTAGTATTGCCAGCGCTGTCTGTACGGACACCACCCTCAAACACCTCAATCCATGCGCCGTTCATGCTTTGATCTTTTCTCAATGTCGCCATCGGTTTCTCCCTTCCTGACAGGGCGACTGTACCAGTCGCCCCTCTGAGCTATCAGTTGAAATGTTTCAAAACTACGCCGCCCCGTTTCTGGGCATCGGCTCCCGCTGTTGAGTATGTGTTTACTCCCTGTTTACTTTCCTCCGTGCCGCGTCGGCGGCCTCATGAGCAAGGGGAAGTACCCCCTAAACCGTTCTGGGGCAAATTTGCGCGTCGCTACCCCCCCCCGGCAAAAAACACCATCGCCGCTGCTTCGATCTTCCCGATTCCGCCGTCCGAGATCTTCATGAACTCACGCTGCGGCATGTGGATGATCCACCCCTCGGAACTGAAGGACTTTTCCATGGCCCGCTTGTGGCTACTCTTGGCGAATACGGCCAGGTTGTTATTGCCGGACTGCCGGAGCAGGTTGCCCTTGGCGTCGGTGCGCAGCCTCACACTTCCGTGGTGCGGCTTGCGCTCGATATCTCCACCGAAGTTGTGGATGGCGGCATACGCCTTGTTCGTGCTGACGCCGGTGCTGGAGCCGGTGACGAATTCCTGGATCGAGCTGATCAACTGCGCGCTGTCGATCAGCGTCTGGCCGCCGTGCTTCTTGACGCGCTCCGACTCGGGCCATTGCGGATCTCGACCGCCGGCCTGAAAATTCGCCTCCACCTCGCTGTGCATAATGGAGGCGATGTTCACGAACAGCGGCCGCATGTCGTTGCCGGCGGAGATCATGGCCGCGATCCGCGACTGGAGGCCGTCCAGGCCCTGCAATTCAAGCTTGATGATGTCGTTGCCCATTGACAAATCCTTACGAAGTGCTATGCTGGCCGCATAGATAGCTCAGGGGAGAGGCCACCTTATCTGGGGCCGCTAACGAACCGGCTTGCCCGGCAGGATGTCCCCTGGGCTATTTCTTTGCGTACAACAGCGATCCCACCCGCTGTTTGTCCAGATAGCCCAGGTTTTTCGGCTTGAATGCAGTCGTCCCCTGCCACTGATCGTCCACCAGGTCGAACACCACGAACCCGCCCACCTTGCCGCCGTCCCCTTGATACACCCCGATATACCGTTTGCAGAGCCGTGCCTTTGCCGCGTCTCCGGCCACCTCGGTGAGCCAGATCTCCGTAGGGTCCTTGATGGTATCCGCCAGCAGCTTCAGGTAAATCTCCCGATCCCCCTTGAACACCTTCAGCGCATCGGCTTTCCGGTCCCGAGATCGG